TTTCTAGTCATCCAGCAGTTCACTGCGTCTGGAACGTGGGTTGCGCCTACCGGGGTTACAAAGGTTGATTATCTTGTTGTTGCGGGAGGTGGTGGCGGCGGCGGTGGTTCTAGCGGTGGTGGCGGGGGTGCTGGTGGATTCAGAACGGCAACGAGTTTAGCGGTAACTCCAGCAGTATCATATACAGTAACTATTGGTGCTGGTGGTGCTGGCGGTGCGGCTGGCGCTGATGCATCGCAGGGCAATGATTCTGTATTCTCTACTATCACATCCGTAAAAGGCGATGGCGGCGGTGGTGGCGCGGCAAACTTCAACGCAAATATGGCTACCACTGGTGGATCGGGTGGCGGCAAAGGTCTTAATGTTAACGGCATTAATTATACTGGCGGTGCTGGAACGGCAGGGCAGGGCAACAACGGCGGTTCATCGTACGGGTCAGCTAACTATGCCGGTGGTGGCGGGGGCGGTGCTGGCGCTGTTGGCGGCAATGGCGCTAATAATGTAAACGGCGCTGGCGGCGTTGGAACTGCATCTAGTATTAGCGGATCGTCTGTTACGTATGCTGGCGGTGGTGGCGCTGGCGCAAACTCGTTTAGCACGACACCCGGCAACGGCGGGACAGGTGGTGGCGGTAACGGTGGCACAACGTCAGGTTCAAACGGGACTGCTAATACGGGCGGCGGTGGCGGTGGTTCACAAACAACTACTGGTGGAACGGGCGGCTCTGGCATCGTAATCCTGTCCTTCACCGCGCCTAGCAAAATTGCCGTATTCAATCAGTCCGGTATCTGGACTGCCCCGACTGGCGTGACAAGTGTTAGCTACCTTGTTGTAGCGGGTGGCGCTGGTGGCGGGTATTCAAGAGGTGGCGGCGGCGGGGCTGGCGGGTACAGAACAGCAACAGGATTGGCTGTAACACCGGGAACCTCTTATACCGTTACCGTTGGCGCAGGAGGTGGTGCTGGCATTTCGGGCGCTAGAGGCGTTAATGGTTCTGATTCCGTGTTCTTCTCAATCACGTCAACAGGTGGCGGGGGTGGCGCAACAAACACAGTAACAACTCCCGGTAATGGTGGATCAGGCGGCGGTGGGCATCCAAATAACACTGCGCTTTTTGGGACTGGCAATACTCCGTCCACAAGCCCAAGTCAGGGCAATAACGGTGGTGTTTCACAAGCATCCCCAGAAGCCCCCGGTGGCGGCGGTGGGGCTAGTGCTGTTGGTGCAACAGGGAGTGGCAGTCAGGCGGGGGCTGGCGGTGCTGGTAGTTCTAGCAGCATCAGCGGTTCCTCAGTTACTTACGCTGGCGGTGGTGGCGCAGGGTGTTACACAGCCGGTGGTGTCTCTCCCGGTGCTGGTGGAGCGGGAGGCGGTGGAGCAGGGCAACAGAATGCTACAGGCACTTCAGGCACTGCTAGTACAGGGGGAGGAGGAGGCGGCGGCGGTGGCGATGGGCCAAATAACGGCGGCGCTGGCGGTTCAGGCATAGTGGTAATTGCATGGTAAAAATTTATCAACTATACGGCGTTGATACCGCCATGCAACTGCTGCGGCCTAATGCGCGGTGGGAGATTAGCAACAACGTAATTACCAAGTGGGAAGACTACCGGGAGAAACCAACTTGGGATGAGATACAGGCTACGATGGACAAGATAAAAGTGTTTGAGGATTCCATTCCTACCGTCTGGTCACCGGCACAGATTAAAGAATACACAGGACAGGAGAAGTAAATGGCACATTTTGCTAAAGTAGAAAACGGCGTAGTTACTCAGGTTATTGTCGTTGGTAACGCTGACACAGCTAATGCTGAAGGTGTTGAACTAGAGCATATCGGCACTGCGTTCTGTGAACGGATACTTGGTGGCGAGTGGAAGCAAACCAGCTACAACGGCAAGATGCGTAAGAACTACGCCGGGATTGGCTACACCTTTGACGCGATGCGTGATGCGTTTATCGCTTCGCAACCGTTTCCGTCTTGGGTTCTGAATGAGCAAACCTGCCAGTGGGAAGCGCCTGTTCCTATGCCTACGGATGGGAAACGGTATGTGTGGGACGAAGCAACCTTAAATTGGATTGAGAGCGTTTAAACATGGCCTCAACATACAGCAACCTTGGCATCGAACTGATTGGTTCTGGCGAACAGACTGGAACGTGGGGAACCACGACCAATACCAATCTGGGAACCCTGATAGATCAGGCAATCTCCGGGTATGAAATCTACTCCTGCACGGGTGGGACGGACACCATCACTATCCCTAACGGGGCGTCTGGTGTAGCTAGGAATATGACCCTACAGTTGAATGGAACGGGTGGCGGTAACTTGGTTGTGCCCACCAATGAGAAACTGTATTTCGTCTTCAACAACACTTCATCCGCCATAACCGTCAAAGTAACCACGGGTGTGTCCGTCCCTGCTGGCGCAAAGATGATTCTTGTATGTAACGGCACAGACGTTCTTACTGCCCAGAACTATTTCGCTTCGCTGACTCTTGGCGCTGCCCTGCCGGTTGCTTCCGGTGGCACGGGGTCTACATCTACTACTGCTTACGCAGTCTATGCAGGTAATAGTGCTGGCACTGGGTTTACTCCAATTGCCCCTAGCACCTCTGGTAATTTGCTTACCTCTAACGGGACTAACTGGGCTTCTACCGCGCTAACAACTTTTACTGGCACTGTTGTAGCAGCTAGTGGCTCAACCATATCTGATGGCACTACGGCCTTTGCTATCGGCTATCTGGCTATCCCGCAGAATGCACAATCCAGCAACTACACGCTTGTCCTGATCGACAGCGGTAAGCACATCTACAGCACTAACTCAGGCGCACAGAGTGTTACCATCCCAACCAATGCTTCGGTAGCCTTCCCAATTGGGACTGCATTTACTATCGTAAACAACGGCACAACCTCAATCACTATCGTCACCACATCTTTAACGGTGTATCAAGCCGGAACATCTAATACTGGTAACCGGACTGTGGCTACCAAAGGTGTGGCAACGTGCCTTAAGGTGGCTACCGATACGTGGTTTGTTTCTGGTGCTGGGGTAAGCTAGTGAGCGGTATCATGCATATGCTGGTGGGTGGTGCCGTTTTCTTCCCCCCAACGGCAGTGGATTACTTAGTCATTGCTGGTGGCGGCGGTGGTGGTAACTCCAGAGGCGGTGGTGGTGGTGCGGGAGGTTTTCGCACAGCTACGGCATTTGCAATTAGCTCTGGTGCAATAACGGTGACTGTTGGTGCCGGAGGATCGGGGGCGACTTCAAATTCAGTGCGTGGGTCAGTAGGTGGTAATTCTGCATTTTCTTCCATTACTTCTATTGGCGGTGGTGGCGGGGGGAGTGCCATAACTGAGACGACTGGTGGTGTTGGTGGTTCTGGCGGTGGTGGCAATCCAAACGGCGCTACTGGTGGGGCTGGTACTGCTGGACAAGGTAATGCTGGTGGCAATGGTAACGGGGCTTCGTCAGACGCGGGCGGTGGTGGTGGTGGCGCAACTTCGGCGGGCGCAGCTTCAGTTTCCAGCACAATATCAGGTGCTGGAGGAAATGGTACCGCATCTCTTTACGCCGCAGGTGTCTCAGTTACTTATGCTGGCGGTGGGTCGGGAGGCGCAGCTTCTGGTGGAACTGTTGCAGCCGCAGGTACTGGAGGTGGTGGTGCTGGCGGTTTAAACGGACTTATAGGTACTAACGGAACAGCAAACACTGGCGGGGGTGGTGGTGGCTCTGGTCAGGCGTATGTTTCAACGGCTGCGTCAGGCGGTTCAGGTCGGGTTTGCATACGATACGCAGACACTCTTGCTGCGGCAATAGCTACCACTGGAAGCCCAACTGTTACTGTAACTGGCGGATTTCGTTATTACGACTTTACCGGTTCAGGTTCAATTACATTTTCATAACGGATAAGTGATGGAAAACCAACATCTAATAAACGCGCTTCTGGGTGGTGGTTTCACCGTTCTTGGCTGGTTTGCTCGTGAGCTTTGGGCTGCGGTTAAAGAACTAAAGGCCGACTTAGCAAAACTACGCGAAGACTTGCCAAAAGAATATGTTTTGCGTAGTGACTACCGCGAAGATATCCGGGACATCAAAGCAATGTTGGCAAAGATATTTGAGAAGCTAGAGGCCAAGGTAGACAAATGAACCCGCTGGTCATATCAGGTCTGTTCTCTGCTGCTCAGTCTTTGATTGAGCGTTTCTTTCCTGACCCGGAGAAGAAGGCTGCCGCACAACTTGAACTGCTGAAGATGCAGCAGAACGGCGACCTTGCACAGCTTGCTGCTGAAACTGATTTGGCAAAGTTGCAAGTGCAGGTCAATCTAGAAGAAGCTAAGAGTGCTAACTGGTTCGTGGCTGGGTGGAGGCCATTTATTGGCTGGACTTGTGGTTGCGGTCTTGCTTACGTATCCATCATTGAGCCGTTAGCGCGGTTTGCTGCACAAGTTTGGTTCCACTACACCGGGGCTTTCCCGGTAATAGACACGACGATAACGATGCAAGTCTTGCTGGGCATGTTGGGTCTAGCCGCCGCCAGAACGGTGGAAAAAGTTAAAAACGTGGAAGGACACAGATGAAAGTTTTTATCCTGTTTGTGCTGCTGGTAGGTTCTGCTAACGCTGTTGACTTGGCTATCTGCAAGGGGCGCTATGCTCTGTGTGCGGCTTCTGGTGCTACACCTACCGGTAAGACTATCGTGGTCAACGGCAAAACTTTCCAAGAGGGTGTGGCGGTATGCCCTGTGTTGGTTGGCCCCGCCATAGCTGATTTGAACCTGATGGGTGGCAAGTGCAAAGCACCTAAAGGAAAGGTCTGGAGCCTGTTTTCAACGCTGACCAGCTATCCACAAGCTCCCTC